TTAAAATACCTCAATTCGGACTCATATTCGATACGTGAAGTAGACCGTTAAATAGAAATAGGGAGATAGCAACCTCCTTTATAAAAGTTCTGTTTTATTAAGTTAAAACAGGAGCTAAAATGTCAAATTTACCAGTTGACCGAGATTCAAACTACATGTATCAAATGTGGGGAACCACAAAGTTAGTGAGTGATTATGAGTCATTACCTCAAAAAAGAGTGATTCAAGAGGTTATGCACGATACTGCACCAAAGCATGATTTTTCAAAACAAGTTGAACTTCATGAAAAGATTCGTAATGATGAAGACTATAACGATTGGGATTATGGAACAGAACCAAACTATGGAAAATCTTGGTGACACACTATAAATAGTGCAAGAAAAATCCATTTTTCGATGGCAATTCAAAAAAAATCACAATATTTTAAGGATATCAGCTTATCTTTTGATCCTCATCCTGTGACAAAAGATTTGCCAGTATTGATTAATGAGCGTTCTATTGTCAGATCCGTAAGAAATCTAGTTGAAACCATTCCAACAGAAAGGTTTTTTAACTCTCTTATCGGATCTGATATTCGTAGAAAACTGTTTGATTTTGTTGATTATGCCTCGGCAGACATCATACAAGATCAAATCAAAACAACCATTAGTAATTTTGAACCAAGAGTTTCAAATGTTGTTGTTCAGGTTGATCCACAACCCGATGTCAATACCTTTGAAATAAGTGTCTTTTTTGATATTGTTGGACTAGAGATTCCAACGCAACAGTTTACTTTCTTACTACAGGCAACGAGATAAAATGCCTTTTACACAGTTTACCAATCTTGACTACGATCAGATAAAAACTTCAATCAAAGATTATCTCCGTGCAAACTCAAATTTTACGGACTTTGATTTTGAGGGATCTAACTTTTCGATTTTAATCGATACGCTTGCATACAATACTTATATTACAGCATTTAACTCAAATCTGATTGTCAATGAATCGTTTTTGGATTCTGCAGCACTTAGAGAAAATGTTGTTTCTCTTGCAAGAAATATTGGTTACGTACCACGCTCTAGAAAGGCGGCCCAGGCAGATATTCGTTTCAATGTACAAACTACAAGCACAAACCCATTATTGACTCTTGAGGCAGGTTTGGTTTGTGTCGGGACAGTGAGTAATAGTTCATATGTATTCTCAGTATCAGAAAATATTACAAGACCAATCATAAGTGGTACTGCCACATTTGGTTCAACCACGGATCCACTTCGTGTTTATCAAGGTTCTCTTTTAACCAAAGAATGGACTGTTGATGGATCCGTGACTCAAAGATTTATCTTAGAAAATCCAAATATTGATACTTCAACATTGGTTGTTTATGTTAAAGGTATAAATGATACTGGATTGGGACGTGAGTATTTTAAAGTTGATAATATTTTAAATCTTAAAAAAGATTCGGAAATATATTTGATTCAAGAGGTTCAGGACGAAAAATATGAAATTCTTTTTGGTGATGGAATTTTTGGTAAAAAACTACCATCTGGAACAGTTATTACTGCAAAATATATTATAACCGATGGTGAAAGTGGAAATGGACCATCGGCATTTGATTTCCAAGGTACATTTGTTGATGGTTCAAATGTACGAGTTATACCATTAACAAACGTTTCGGTAGTGACCGTTAATTCGGCAAGAAATGGCGGCGAGATTGAAGATATTTCATCTATTAAGTATTTTGCCCCTCGCCTTTATTCAGCGCAGTACAGGGCGGTTACACCCAGGGATTACGAAGCAGTTATACATGAGATCTATCCAAATACAGAATCAGTTTCTGTTGTCGGTGGAGAAGAACTAGATCCTCCACAATTTGGAAAAGTTTTTATTAGTATCAAACCAAAAAACGGATCTTATGTTTCTGATTTTGATAAGGGTGTGATTAAAAATAAACTAAGAGAATATTCTATTGTAGGGATAAATCAAGAAATATCAGATCTTCAGGTTCTGTATGTTGAACTTGATTCAACTGTTTATTATAACAGCGCACAAGTTTCAAATATTGATGACTTGAAAACCTCTGTTGTAAGTTCTCTTTATGAATATTCAAGATCTGTTGATATTAATAAGTTTGGTGGTAGATTTAAATATAGTAAAATCGTTCAGTTAATTGATAGAGTTTCTGATTCAATCACTTCAAATATAACAAAAATTGTCATCCGAAGAGATCTTCCAGCATCGATTAATCAATATGCACAATATGAACTATGTTTTGGTAATCGTTTTCATTTTAAAAGTGAAGGATATAATATTAAAAGTACTGGATTTACAATTTTTGGCAGTAATGATGTTGTTTATATAACTGATGTTCCAAATACTGATCCATTAACTGGAAAACTTGATGGAAGTAATATGGGAATATTGACTGCGATTACAAAAACACCAACTAGTGCTGTCCGCGTTGTTCTCAGATCTGTTGGGACAGTTAACTATGCAACAGGTGAAATTATTTTAAATACAATCAACATCACTTCAACTTTAGCACCTAACAATATTATAGAGATTCAAGCATACCCAGAGTCAAATGATGTTGTTGGTCTTAAAGACTTGTATATTAGTTTTGATGTTTCCAAGAGCAGAATAAATATGATAAGAGATGTTATCGCTTCAGGGGAAGATGTTTCTGGGGTTGTATTTACCAGAGATTATTATACTTCAAGTTATTCTAACGGACAGTTAGAGAGGAAATAAAATGGCAGTTTTTGAAAAAAGAGTTCAGATTAATCAAATTATTGAAAATAATCTTCCTGAGTTTATAAGATCTGAATTTCCAAAATCAGTCGAGTTTTTAAAGCAATATTACATTTCTCAAGAATATCAAGGCGGTTCGATAGATATTGCCGAAAATTTAGATCAATATTTAAAGTTAGATAATCTAACCTCCGAAGTAATGGTTGGAAGTACAACTCTCACGAGTTATATTTCTTCAACTGATACAAGTATTACAGTTTCCTCAACAAAAGGATTTCCTCAAGAATATGGTCTTTTAAAGATTAATGATGAGATTATTACATATACTGGAATTTCTGGGAACACCTTTACTGGATGTATTAGAGGATTTAGTGGCGTTACTGGTTATAGTGGAGTTGCAACAGTAACAAATCAAAAATCTTTGATTTTTTCAACTTCAAAAAGTACAGCACATACTTCATCAAGTATAGTTCAAAATCTGAGCTCACTGTTTTTAAAAGAATTTTATAAAAAGTTAAAGTTTTATCTAACTCCTGGTCTGGAAAATAATGATTTTTATTCTGGATTGAATGTAGGAAACTTTATTAAAAATGCAAGAAGTTTCTATCAATCAAAAGGAACTGCAGAATCATTTAGAATCTTATTTAATGTTTTATATGGAGAAAATGCTCAAGTTTTTGATCTTGAGCAAAGATTATTAAAATCGTCTGGATCAGAATTTCTTAGAAGAGAAGTTATAGTTGCAGAAAAAATATCTGGCGGAGATCCAAGTACATTAGTTGGTAAAACAATTTATAAATCAACAGATGTAAATACCAATGCTTCGGTATCTGAAGTTGAAACAATATCCAGAGATGGTAAAATATATTATAAAATTTCTTTATTCATTGGTTACGATGAGCGTGATTTAATAAACGGTATTTTTACTGTTCCAGGAAAAACCAAAGTTTTAGAAACGGTTTCTATTGGATCTTCCATTATTTCCGTAGATTCGACCGTAGGATTTGGCCAAACTGGAACTCTTGTCTCTGGAAATAATGTACAAATAGTTTATGGATCAAAAACTGTAAATCAATTTTTAGACTGTTTTAATGTTCTTCATCAGATTAATCAAACTGATGCTATAAGATCAAATGAAGTTATTTACGGATATGGTGGTAAAAATGATTCTGATATGATTCATCTAAGAATCACTGGAGTTATTTCTGATTTTAAACCAACTTCCGATATCTATCTGGTAGATGAAAATGAAAAAATTTCTATAAAAAATGTTGGAGATCCAATTAAAAATCCAAGCAGAGATAAAACATATAAACAAATATTTGGCAACTCTTGGATTTATAATACAAGTTCTAGATACTTTGTATCTACAATATTTGGTTCTACTTTTAAACTTTCTAGTGAGATTGATAAGTCAAGTCTTGCCATAGGTGATACTGTTGAAATATTACTAAGGGGTAGTGTAAACACTGTTTTAAATGAAGCTATTGTTTCTAACGTCAATAGAACAACTAATGAAGTTATTTTAAATATTTCTGGATCTTTTACACCCAACTCCAGTTTGGAGTATGATATTAGAAGAAAACTTTCTAAAGGAACTTCATTAAATACTCCATTAAAATATGGTAATAATAAGATTTTATCTAACGTTTTGAATGTATATTCCGAATCAGATAGATTTGGATATGTGACATCTAACTCTATACCAAACTATCAAATCAGAACTTCAATCAGTAAAGCATCCATTCCAAATGGATCTGATGTATATTTGGGGGGGTTTAATCTTGAAACTGGTAGATATTCAACTATTTCTTTTCCATCAACAGTTCCTTTTGTTGATGGAGATCGTGTAATTTACGAACCAAGTTCTACGCCAATATCTGGTTTAATAGCAGGTGCCAAATATTTTGTATCATTTACATTATCAAATACAATAAGACTATATGAGTCAAAGGGGCAACTTCAGTTGCGTGATATTTCTTACGTTGAATTTGACCTCACACCTTCTTCTGGATCTCATAATTTTATATTAGAATCTCATAGAGAAAAACAAATTTCACCTAAAAGTATATTAAGAAAGTTTCCAATCAATAAAAGTTTGATTGAAACACCACAAAAAAATAATGAAGATCTTAGGGAAATAGGACCAGTAGGATTACTTGTTAATGGTGTTGAAATTGTCAGTCCGAATTCATCTGATAAAGTCTATTATGGTCCTTTAGAAAAATTTGATGTTATAAGTTCTGGTAAAAATTACGATGTTATTAACCCACCAAAAATTGAAATAACACCATCATCTCTAACAGGAGCGGCAACAACTGCTCTGGTCCAACCTGTTATTAGTGGTATAGTTACTGCAGTTTATATTGATCCTCAAGATTTTGATGTTGAGAGAGTTATATCTCTTTCATTATCTGGTGGGAATGGGTCTGGGTGTATTTTACAACCAGTCATGGGTGAAAGATTTAGAGAAATAGAGTTTGATAGTAGAGATTTATTCTTTGGTGGTGGATTGGATTCTACAGATGAAACAATAACTTTTATTTCTCAACATAATCTAAGAGATGGTGAACCTATAATTTACAATCAAAATGGAAATACTCCAATCGGTATTTCATCTTATGCAGGGTCTAATATTCAAACTCAGACTCTTGTAAGTGGAACAATATATTACGCTAAAATCATAAATCCAAGAACCATCAGAGTTTATAAAAACGAAACTGATTATAATGCCGGTATTAACACTGTAGGTATTGCTAGTGCTGGTGGAGTCTCAGGAGGTATTCATAAGTTTAGAACATTATCCAAAAATACTATAAGATCAATCAAAGTTTTAAATCCTGGACAAAGATATGAAAACAGAAAACTGATGGTAAAACCATCTGGTATTTCAACTCATTATGATGCCATTAGTTTTAAGAACCATGGATTTAAAAATGGAGATCTTATAGAATATAAGACAACAGGATCTACTATATCTGGTTTATCAACAGCAAATCAATATTATATTTTAAAAATAAATGATAATTCTTTTAAACTGGCAAATGCGGGTGCAAACGTAAACTCTCCGAATCAGCA